CTCTGGATTATTTAAAATCTCTTGGATGCATCCCCCAAAGGTTATGATCGTTGACTTGTAGTGTTCCCGTCCCCAGATATCAAGGTATCCATATGGAGCTTTCTCCACCTCACGGCATCGCTCGTAAATCCACGGGTGTAGCATGTCCACCCGACCGCACATTTTAACCATTAGATAAAAACGATCGATCTGCGTTAGTGCGCGGACTGCTGCGATGTCTCTTCCACCGTCATCGTACTGCTCCCACACATCAAGGATCTGCGAGAATGGAACGTCCAACGGATTTGGAAGCCCCTCGTGATTAGTCTGGATGTCCTGCTGTACGTTAGGGTCGATCATTTTTCTTCTTTCGGCGAAGTTAGAACTTCTTTGGGTTGCTCAATGACGCGGATCTTGGACTTCAATGACTCTGCTGTAATAATCAATGAGTCGAGCTGCATTCGTAACGGATTGTCCTGATCCCCTGATACTGTCACTGCTGCGAGTCTTGCGTGTAGGTATGGTGCTGCTTCCTTCGCTATTGCTGCTGCTTCGAGCTTCGTCGCCTTAGTTAACATCCTGAACTTCTTTAGCTCTTCGGGGTCGGACTGCACGACGGGATCGCTCAGCTTACTCTCGTGTTGCACGCTCTCGTCCCAAACATAATGCATCGCTGCGACCATAATCTCGAGTGGCATTAACTTGCCCGACTGTATAATCTCTCGTGCTGAGCGCGTTCGTAAGTCGGTGTTGATCCCGTTCTTAGCGTTCTGCTGTAGTGCTAGTCGATGTTCGCGTTTCTCTTTCGCTGACATTGATGCTTCTACTTTGTGTATCTTTTTTCCTGGCTCTAATCTCTCGCTCATGTTTCGCCTTTCGTTTTTAAAAAATTGCAAAATTTTTGCAAAGCCATCTCAGTGTTGCGTTCGTGTTTCTAATGCAAAATTTCGAACACCCACTATCGAACTATTTCGAGAGCGCAGACCCATACACCCCCACAACTGTGGCGTCAGGTTTTGGTCGGGCAACGTAACACGCTAGGCGATAGTACCCCAGCTGGCTTGGCTGGTAGCGATAGTGCATACTAACTAAGCTACACGAACACCGACCCACGACCGACGACCGACCCACCACGCGAGGTGCGCCACCACAGCAGATCAGCGCAGCAGCGAAACACCAGCGACCTACACCGCAGTTCACCACACGATCACCGACCGACGACACCCGAGCGTCACAGCGACACCCGACGACCCAACACCGTCAACGCTACATCGACGCCCCGTCACCCGACCAGCGGTGCCAGACGAGAGTTGATGAAGCATTAGCGATACAGCAACACCGACCAACGACCGACGCAACACTTAAAACTTAAGCAGACCGACCAACGACGACATGCGATCGCTGATGAAGCACGACGAGCTTGGTCCAGCGACCGACCACCGATGATGTTGCTTAGTGTTTAGGCGAAGCGATGAACGACTTTCGACCTAAGACTTGGGCTGACGGACGATCGTCGGCTTTTTAATTTTTAAGTCTTTGTTTTGAATTATTCTGCCTGTTTCGTGAACGCAAGTAAAGCACCACGATAATTATTTTAGCGAAGCGTAAGCGAAAAGATTCACCGACATGTTTCGTTTGGGCTATGCGCTTTAAAATTGCGACCCGCAAAAACCACTTTTAACCAATTATTTTGGGCTGTCGCATACCTTTACCCAAGCACGATTTTATTTTTGGTGCTATGAATTCAATAAAAACAACGACTTAGCAACTGACCGCGTTGACCGCGTTGACCGCGATAATTCAAGAGTTGCCATTTCAAATGAGCGTAAAATCCGATTTTAGCCACGCTAACGAGCATTAACAAAAAATTAAAGTTGTTTGTTTACATTGATCTTTTTCTTTCGTTTAGCACAAACAGCCACCGAAAAAAGCGCATTTTCAGAAATTTTCGAGGGGGAAACGAAAAAACGTAAACGCATCGGTCGGCTCAAATCCCAAGCTAGGCACAGAGATCTCCCTCTGACCGTGTGGCTGACCGCGTGCACCGCCACCGTATATAACTATTTATTTATATAATATATTCCCCTATGCCTATTTATTTTATTTCTCTTCTAAGTCTTATATAACAAGGTTAACGAGGTCAGTATGACTTAACTCCATAATTCTAAACAGAAAACTCAGGTGGCCGTGTGGAAATCCCTGCCCGTGCCTATTTTTAACGCAAGCCCTTGTTTTTACTGAGTAAACCAGCTGACCGCGTTGACCGTGCTAAAGCCGAAAATCGGTCGTCGATCGTCCTAAACCGCCCCCCGATCATCACCCCACTTTCATCATAATAAGAAAAACAAATCGTCAAAAATAAATCAATAAGAAAATAAATACAAAATACTTTCATTTCTGTTCGGATTTTTGTAGCTTTCAAAAACCCTGTGGCGTAAAATAGATCTTACGTTGGAACTGAACGAAAACTTAAAACTTAGAAAGGTAAGAAAATCATGGCACGTATCAGACTAGAAAGTAAGCAAAAAACACAAGTATTCAACTCATTAGTAGACGCAAGTCTAAGTATTGAGGAAACTAATGATTGCTCAGTTAAGGCTGTGGCTGTGGCTTTAGACGTCGCTTATGACGTAGCGCACGCGCTGTGCGAAAAAGCTGGTCGCGTAAAGGGCAAGGGATTAGCAATTTACCAAATCTTGAAAGCTCTTGAGCTAGGCGGTAAAAAGGCTGAGCAAGTAATGAGTTCAGACTATATCGCTCAATATCCAGGTGTACACGTTAAATGTAAAAACGTGACCACGCATCACCCAGAACGTTTCAGTTCAGTTTGGGCAGACGGACGCACTTACCTATTCTTTACCCGTTCTCATGTGGCAGCGGTCAAAAACGGAGTTAATCATGACTGGACTAAGGGCTCAGCGAAGCGCGTAGAGCAGATTTACGAAGTATTAGCATAAAACCAGAAAATCGGTCGTCGAAAGGCGACCGCCTTAACCCAAACTAAGAAAGGCAATAAAATGAACCAATACATCGTAAACTACAGCGTTCGCTTTTTAGATGGCGACCTAGCAGGCAAATTATATCATAAGCACAGAATTTTCGGCGACTGGCAGAGCGCAGATCATTTTAAGCAAACGTTAGAAACTGGCTTTGTTTTAAACGACGACCCAACAGGCAAATACAAAGCAGACGACGTTATTTTAAGCGCATTGGAGAACCAAAATGAAAACCTATAAAATAAACCTAAGTAGTGAAGAGATCGTTGACCTAGTAGCGTTGGTTAACGAAGCTCTTGAGCGTTATGACTTTAGTAAAGAAGTCGCCAGCCAGTACGAAGCGTTGATCCCTGCGCTTAATAAAAAGGCAATGACGGAAGCCGAGCGCAGTTTAATGGTAGAAGTCCTTGAGCACAATATTGACGAATATGGGTCTGACTACGCTTACGACCTTCACGACTACTTTATTAAACTATAGAAAGGCTTAACCAAAAATGAAAACATTAAACCGCGAAGCATTGATTAAAGAAATTATTGATATTTACCTTGAAGGCTGTGAAGATTTCGTAAGCGAGTTAAAATACGTCTGGAAGTTTGGGCAAAAAGGTTTAAACGAGGAGAGTGATGAAACGCTTAAAGAGTATTATTACAACCTTGTGCAGAACGAGGAAGTTTATAATGAGCGCATCGCTGAATTAACGCAGGAGAAATAAAATGTTTATCGTAACTTTAAATTTGAACGGGCTGCGGATGCACGCGGGTAAAAAATTCCTTGACGGGATGAGCTGGTCTTACTACCCCGATCGTGCTCAGAAATTCTTTACCGAAGCGATGGCACGCGACGCAGTTATAAAAGCGCAAACCTTTACTAAGCCAGCGCACTTAAAAAGAATAGAAATCGTCAAAATTGATGTAAATAATTGTAGCGTTCAAAAAGCAGGTGGCGTAAAATAGTTCTTGTAGTACGAAATTACACAACTCACAACTTAGAAAGGTATTAAAATGAAATTCACTAAATCAGAAAATATGAGCGAAACTTCTCTACAAGGTTATTTGTACGCAGATTATGATGACCTAGTAAAATTGCTAGGCGAGCCCCACAGCGAAGGCGACGGGTATAAGACGGACGCTGAATGGTGCATTGAGTTTAGCGACGGAACTGTAGCGACGATCTATAACTGGAAAAATGGTCGCAATTACACAGGTGCAGACGTTAGCTTAAATTCTATTAAGACTTGGAACGTCGGTGGGCGAAATGACCGTGCACATCGCCTAGTGTCTAACCTTTTCAGACTTCGTCAAATTGCTTAAAATAAATGCCTACAGTAGAAATAAATAGAGTAGAATTATTTCTACTGTAGTACGAAACTCACAACTTAGAAAGGAACTAAAATGTTAAACCCAAGCGAAATTAAAGACCTAAGCACAGCTGACCTAGTGGCTGAGTATAACATGTTAACAGGCAAGAATATTAAGCGTTTCGC